CAGTAGCATATAAGAAAGCAATTGATGCAATTTCAAATAGTGATGAGTATGATATTAATATGGTTGTAACACCTGGTGTAAACTATGAATATCATCCTTCAGTTGTACAAGATACAATTGATATGGTAGAGGCTAGACAAGATGCATTCTACATCGCTGATTTAGTAGCATCTGATTCAAGTATTGCAACTGTAACTCAAAAAGCTAACGCAATTGATTCTAACTATGTAGGTACTTATTATCCTTGGGTTAAAACAATTGATAGTAGAACAAATAAACTAATTTCAGTTCCACCTTCAGTATTATTACCTGCTGTGTACGCATCAAACGATGCAGTTGCTGCAGAATGGTTCGCACCTGCTGGTTTAAATAGAGGAGGTATTGTAGGAGCAGTTTCAGTTCTTAATAGATTGACTCACTCTGAAAGAGATACTTTATATGAAAACAAAGTAAACCCAATCGCAACATTCCCTGGACAAGGTATTGTGGCATTCGGACAGAAAACTTTACAAGATAAAGCATCTGCATTAGATAGAATCAATGTAAGAAGATTATTAATCGCTGTAAAGAAATTTGTAGCATCTACTTCTAGATTCTTAGTATTCGAACAAAATACTGCTCAGACAAGAGGTAGATTTATCAATACAGTACAACCTTACTTAGAAGGTATCCAACAAAGACAAGGATTGTACACATTTAAAGTGGTTATGGATGAGACTAACAACACACCTGATGTGGTTGATAGAAACATACTTGCAGGACAGATATTCCTACAGCCAACTAAGACAGCTGAATTCATTGTAATTGATTTCAACATCTTACCAACTGGGGCATCTTTCTCGGCATAATAAAAAAATGAATAACTAATATTTATTAGTATAAAAGGGAAAATAATAAAATGGCAGAAGTATTAGAATTTAACGAAATGATGTTCACAAACTTCGAACCGAAGATGAAGAACAGGTATATCATGGAGATTGATGGAATTCAATCTTACTTGATAAAAACTGCAAACAGACCTTCAATCAACTTTGAATCTGTGAAGTTAGACCACATCAACACTTATAGAAAACTACAAGGTAAAGGTGAGTGGCAGGACATCGAAATCACATTATATGACCCAATCGTTCCAAGTGGAGCACAACAAGTGATGGAATGGGTGAGGTTAGGATATGAATCTTTAACTGGTAGAAAAGGATACGCAGATTTCTACAAAAAAGATATCGATTTCTATATGTTAGGACCTGTTGGAGATAAAATCGAACAATGGAAATTAAAAGGAGCATTTATCACAGCAGCTAACTTTAATGATTTAGATTTCTCTTCTAATGACCCTGCTGATATTTCGTTAACTTTAGCATACGATTACGCAATATTAGAATTTTAAGATATTATCCACTACTATCTATATATTTGAAGAAGGTTCTCTTAGTGAGAACCTTTTTTCGTTTTACAACTTTTTTATTTTGATATACTTATATATACAAACAAATAAAGGTTAATTATGAGCGAAAATAAATTTGATTTCCCAACTGAGGTAGTAGATTTACCATCAAAGGGACTAGTTTATCCAGAAGGACATCCTTTGAGAAAAGGAAACATTGAGATTAAATATATGACAGCAAGAGAAGAAGATATTCTTGCATCTCAATCTCTAATCAAAAAAGGTGTAGTATTAGATAAACTTTTTGAATCAGTAGTTGTAGAACCAGGTGTTGATATAAATGATATCTTTATCGGTGATAAAAATGCAATTCTTTTAGCAACAAGAGTAATGGGTTATGGTTCTGATTATGTTGTTGAGGTAACTGACCCATCTACATTAGAATTACAAAAAGTAACTATTGATTTATCAAAGGTAAAAACCAGAGATTTTAATGAAGAGTTACTCAATGGTGATAACCTATATAAGTTTACTTTACCAAAAAGTGGAACTGAATTAGAATTTAAACTTCTAACACATGGTGATGAGATTGAAATTAGTAAAGAAAACCAAGCATTAGCTAGATTATATAAAGGAAAGGGAGATGCTACATTTGATGTAACAACTCGTTTAAAGTATATGATTCAATCAGTAGATGGTAACCAAGATAGAGGATTCATTACTAAATGGGTACAAAATTCATTCCTAGCATTAGACACTAAAGCATTCAGAAAATTTGTGAAAGGGTTAAGTCCTGATATGGATTTAACATTCAACTTTGTTTCAGAGTTGACGGGTGAAGAGGAGGCACTCGATATCCCGTTTGGGGTATCGTTTTTTTACCCTTCCGAATGATTATAGTATCCAACTTCACAACCAAATTTGGGAGTTGGTTAACTTTGGTAACGGATTTACTTGGAGAGATGTTTACTTCATGCCTATACAATGGAGAAAGTTCTATTTCAATAAGTTATTAGAGTTAAAAAAGAAAGAAGCAGAAGAACATAAGAAAATAGAAAGAAAGTCAAAGGTGAGGGTTAGGAAATAATCCTCACTTTTTTTTTATCCAATATTTATAGTTGTATAAAACTATAAAGAGATTACCCATGTCAAAACAAAAAACAAACGAAGGTTTATTTGGTGCAGCCAAAAAGTTTTCTGATTCATTTTTTGATGGACTAAAATCCAATGCTACAAATCGAGCATTAAAACAGGCGGAAAAAAATAAAAAAGTTCCACCTCCAATCATTAAAAAAATGAAAGAAATCGATAAGTTAGCCAAAGAGCTAGAAGATGATTTAAAATATTACCAATAGTATACATTAGATGGCCTCAAGTGATGAAATAAAAAAATTAAAGGAAAACGTTGCAGCTGCCAAAGCTGAAATGGATAGACTATTAGGCACTGAAAACGAGCTTGGAAGGGCTAGGGTAAAGGGCACAAAAGAGTATAAAAACCAGGTAACAATATTAAAAGAAAACAACGAGCAATTAAAGGAAATACAAGCAAAGACTAAAATAATAGTAGATACTTTAATTCAACAAGAAGGTAAATTAAAAGGACTAACTGGTATACAGGCTTCATTAGTTGAATTAGATAGAAAGAGGCTAAATTCTCAACAAACATTAGGTTCGGTAACACAAGATAGTATTAATTCAGTTGCATCAGCAACACAAGAATTGTTATCAATGTCAGCTGAAGATGAAATAAGTAGAGCAAAAAAATTAGCAGATATAAATGACCAAATTGAACTATTAAGAGAAAATGAGGAGGTTAATCAAGATATAATAAATACTCTTGAACAGCAAAGAGATATTGCAGAAAGAATGTCTTCACTAACCGAAAAACAACAAGGTTATTTAAATAAACAACTTAAAGTATATGAGAGTATAAAAGACACCGTTGGTGGTATTTTTGATACAGCAGACCTACTATTATCAACAGGCCTTGGTAAATTAGGTGCTGTATTTATAGCAGGTGGAGCTGCTGGAAAGAAATTATTAGAAACTTCAAGACAATTAGGTAGTTCTTTATTAGATACTTCAAATATATCAACAACTTTATTTTCAACAATATTTCCAAATGCAGTTGAAACTACAAAATCTCTTTCAAAAGAATTTGGTGGATTAAGTGATGTATCAGCACTAACACAATTTAGAACTAATGCACTTGCTACAAATTTAGGAATAAGTGCAAGTGAGGCTGCTGGATTAACTGGTTCTTTTGCTAGATTAAATGATGGGTCTGCAAAAACAGCACAAAACTTAATTCAGTCTACTAAAAACCTTGCAGAACAAAATGGATTAGTTCCTGCTGATGTAATGGCTGATGTAGCAAATTCTGCTGAACAATTTGCATTATTTGGAAAAAATGGTGGTAAGAATATTGCTGAGGCTGCCATTGCTGCTAGTAAGTTGGGGGTTTCAATGCAACAAGTTTCTGGTATTGCTGATAACCTTTTAGATTTTGAAAATTCAATTAATGCAGAATTAGAACTTGGTGCAATGTTAGGTAGAAATATCAATTTAGATAGAGCCAGAGCATTAGCATATGAAGGAGATATAGGTGGTGCAGTTAGAGAAACACTTTCATCGTTAGGTGGTATAGAAGAATTCAATAAAATGGATTACTTCCAAAAGAAACAAACCGCAGCATTATTAGGTGTATCTGTTGCAGAATTCCAAAAAATGGCTGACAATGCAGATAAATTAGGTAAAAATGGAGAAATAACAGTAACTAATTATGAAAAATTTGCAAACACTGCAAAATCAGTAGGTTCACAACTATTTAGTGGAATGCAAGCAATGGGCAGTATGGCTATTGCAGCAGGTCAAATGGGTATTAATCTTAAAAGTAGTGGTGGTATATTACAAAAATTTAAATCATACTTTGGTAAAGGACCGAAAGGTCCACTTAAAGCTGATGGTACACCTGATATGAGATTTAAGAGTAATAAAACTGCCCCAATGAAATCCTTATCAGATAAAGCAAATCCAGCTTCTAAAGGTGGAATGATGGATTCTATGTCTAAAATCAATATGAATGCAGTTCTTAAAGGTGCTGCAGCAATGGTAATTGTAGCTGGTGCTGTATTTGTATTTGGAAAAGCAGTACAAGAATTTATGAAGGTTAGTTGGGAAGCAGTTGGAATGGCTGTGGTATCGATGTTATCTTTAGTTGGTGCTGTTGCCCTATTGGGTGCTATTATGATGAGTGGAGTTGGTGCAGTAGCAATTTTAGCTGGAGCAGCAGCAATGTTAGTAATAGCGGCATCAGTATTGGTATTAGGACATGCACTTCAAGCGATAGGAACTGGATTTGAAATGATGGCTAGTGGTATCGGAACTTTAATGCCACAATTAATGTCTGTAGCTACAACAATTAGTGGATTAGTACTATTAATCCCAGCAATAGCATTATTATCATATTCATTAATGGGGTTATCAGCTTCGTTAATAGCATTGGGTGTAGCTGGAGTTCTTGCCGCACCAGGATTAATGGCTTTGTCAGTAGTTGGTACTGTTGCAACTGGGTTAAATTCATTATTAGGTGGTGATGGTGGTGGTGGTGAAGACCGCGAACTATTAACTGAAATTCAAGGGTTACGAAACGATTTAACCAATGGTAAAGTTGCAGTTTATATGGATGGACAAAAAGTTGCATCAACCTTATCAAAGGTCTATGATAAAATAGGAAGTAATTCATACGCAGTATAACTATGCCTACATTAGAAGAATTATTTAAAAGTAAACAATTAGAAAGTCAAGGTGGTAAAACTGCCCAAGAGGTCTATGCGATTAGAAATGGTAATAATATACCATTATCATCCAATTCTCCTGTAATTAATGCTACTACAATGAAAGCTGTTAATTTATTAAGGCGTAATAATGGTAGTACATTAAGAGAACGAGTATTTGAACAAGAGACAACAGGTATTAGAATATTAGGTACACTTTCACAACCCCTATTGTATGGGCCTGAATTAGGTAGAATGGTATTAAGAGAAACCTTACCATTATCAGAGATGAAAGCAGAAACATCTGGTGTACTTCCATCAGGTCCTATTGGTAAGGTATTTAAGTCAGTTAGAACTTTTGCTACCAAAACATTAGGCATACCATCTCTTGCAACACCTACATTCACAAAAAACTTTTCAGACCCTACAAAGGGTAGTTTGGAAACAACAAATAGTATTCAAAAAGATTACCAAGGTGTATTACAAAATA